CAGCACCTAGCTTGCTGTTTGTTGGGATAGGTGTGGTAGAGAAGTCCTCTCCATCGTGAGCTTCATGGGTGATCGTAAACTCTTTGTATTGATCTCCCGATGCAAAGTTCAATGTGACATCTGTGTTACCAACAGCTACTACGACATCAACGGCAGTTGAATTACCTCCCTGCCTAAATACTCTCACACTGGTGGATGTACCCTCTAAACCTTGGACTCCAGTACACTCAAGTTGAAAGTGACCATCTCCGGTCTGAGGGGTAATCGACACATACGACACCGATATGTTGTCAGCGTTGTGGGAAATAAGAAAGTTCTGGTTGCATGTTGAGCTACCAAACCCTGAATCCTCTAAGTATAAAGTTCCTCCAGCAGAGGATGGAGTTGAAAGACTCACAGTCTTTGAATGAACATTGTCTGCGAACGACTCTGTTCCTGACCCAAGGACCACACCTGTGCTATTCCAGTCTGCAAAAACGCTTGACCCGTTGCAGTCACCGAACGGGTTGTTTGCTCTTATTACTTTGACATCAAGTGATGTGTCGCTCGTAAAGAACACATACTGGCTTTTATCAAAAGTTATAAATGCGTTTTTTTCAACTAAGTTAGGATGATCGCAGATGTAACTTTCGCCAAGATTGCCTGAAGGCTGGTAGTCTTTCAGTAGACTCCTTGCATAACCTTCTGACTTATCGAAAGTCCCAGCCGTTACGGACTTGATCCTGTAGAAAACACCTTTTGGTTCTTGATACTTGAAAGCCTTATTTCTGTAGTGAACCGTTGCATCTGACAGAGTGTATTCTGCTGCACTACCAAAGCCTCTTGCGTTGTATATGAACCCTGCTGGCTTTGTGAACTGAGATTTAGAGCCGACTTGTCCAGTAAAACTGGTTATTTCCGCCCAGTCGGTTTCTGGTGTTATTTCGATTGATTCATGGAGTGTTGTTCCAGTTGAATCCATCAACTCGACTTTTCCCCATCCATTACCCTCAAACAAGCTGCTTGGGAAAATGCTTGACACATCTAACTGCATGTTTGGTGCTAGGTCATAAGGTATCTCATACTTTGTTCCAGAAGTGTATGAGCCACCTGTTCCTGTTGTTGGAGTACAACCACAGCATTGACACCCCGGACTGTGCTTGATGGCCATGATTAGCAGTCCTCCGCATCAACGATCCAGTATCCATTGTTGACGAACTTGCAGGTAATGTAGACGCTTCCAGAAACGGCAGTGCCAAATGGATTGTAGACAGTTATTTCTCTGTCCGAATCTTCCATTGTCCCGTCTGCATTTATTGTCTGAACCATGACATCGTCAGCTATCCCTGCAACATTGCCCGACCTTGCAGGGATTCCACCGGATGCTGTTTTGCATATTAAAGCCGGTATGCCTCCAGTCTGGCCGGGTTTGACTACCTGACCAGCAAGTACCAGCCTTCTTACTTGCTCGACTTCTCTGCGGCTTCTAAAGTTATTCATTTTCGTCCCGCAAAAACGAATCAAAGTCTATGCTGTCTTGTGTCTTGAATAGAAGATAGTCCGGTCTGTCGCAATCTCCGCCCGGTGCAGCAGTCCTTTCCATTCCCTTGACATAGCTTGGAGGATTGTCATCCTTGTAAATGTATCCAGTTGTCACATTACCAGAATTTGTGTCAATCATTGGAACTACTTTGCCGCTGGTAGCGTCTTTTACCTTGAATGAATCAACCAATGGCTGCGATTGCTTGTGTCCAATAAAAATCTTATTCGCAGGGTCAGTTGCGTCTTCGCATGGCTCGTAGTAGTAACGCTCGGACAGGAGGATCGGATAAGTAACCTTAGACCATGTAGCAATGCTGCCGTCTGAAAGAGTTACATCTTGGTCTGTGATCCTAACAGCACCAATCATCCAGCTACCCGCTGGCTTCCCTCGGTATTCAGCCTCGTTTACCTTGAATGACCTGTCAAGCAAATCCTGAAACTCAAGCTTTTCTTCAAATTGAGTCAAGATTAGTGTCATGGTTGGAATGGTTTCGGTGATGGGATTTTGGAACGGAGTATTTGTTCCGGGCAATCTCCAGCATGGCTTTCCTTCCTTGTCTTGAAATATAACCCGTTCGTAAGAACCAACCTCAAACGAGACCTGTGGCAGAATGTCAGACGGCTTTTTAGGTGCTTCCTGCAAACACTGTTCAGTTTCAAGCGGCCCTGTATCAAAATTGCAGACAATATTAAACACGTTGCCAGAAGAAGGAGATCGCACTACATCCTTGCTTCTGCATACGGCAAACGGCATAGAATACTTGCTTCTGTCAGAGTGCCATGTCGTCCTGTTGACAATTGGTAGCCTGTAGTCGCAAGCAATGTCTGCTTCAGTAACTTCTGCAAAACTTATTGATTCGTCTGCACCCTTCTTTACTACCGCACGATAACTCTTTGTGGCGGTATGGTTTACTAGATCTTTTCCGCCTTCGCTTTTCTCGCCTCTAATTGAAAAGGATGTTTCGAGAGTCTCTTTAATGTCTATGATCATGGCAGATTTACCGTAACTCCTTCAAAGTTTCTGTACGATTTCACTGTGTCTCTTCTGGCGTCAGCTTGCTGCTGCTTGAGCATGTCTTCAAGGGTCTTGTTTGTTTTCTCTCTTTCTCTGCTTGCTCGACGCTCCCACTGCTCTTGCTGCTGATCCTTTCTTCTCACACGTTCCCTTTCACGCAAGAAGGAATATTCTTCTACGGAACCTGCCTCGAAAGATGGGGCTGCCTTTATTGACCTTGCCTGCTCTTCTTCTCTTCGCCTTTTCTTTTCAGCCTCTACTTCGTAATACCTGTTGCGTAACTGCTTGACCTGCTGTTTTGTATATTCCTTGCTCATGATCAGTCGTTCAAACTCAGTGTCCCTGAGTTGTTCTTCAGTCAAAAGCTGATCATTCAAGTGCATCATTTGCTCTTGGAATGAAAGGTTAAGATCTTGCTCTGCTTTTATCTCTTGGTCAATTTGATCCAAGGTTCTTGCAAGAGCCGCTTGTCGCTTTGATTCAAGCTCAATGTTTTGTTGGTTTAGATCATTTAACGACATCCACTTTGTGACAGACTTACCGTCCTCACCTCTTGTACCTGTCGCACCAACTAGCCTCTTAATTAAGGCAGTTTCTGGGCCGGGAGTAAAGTTTGTCTGTGGGTCTCTTTCTGCTAATAGTGGATCGCCAAAATGACGCCCTGAAAGACCAGGAGAAGTAAGAAAGTGAAATAGTTTTGAGTCGCCAACCAGCTTGTCTATTTCCTTGAGAACAACTGCAAAACCCTCAAGAAGAGAAAGAGGTATTTCCAAGAAATTCCTCCAAAGCTTGTTCCAAGGGCCGCCCAAAATCCTTTTGATTGTGTTAAGTGAATTTTCAAATCTCTGTGATTGACCAATTGCACTTTTCATGTTTTCATCGAACCGATCACTTCCGCCTAGCATCTCAGTCTGTAGCTTCAATGCTTTGTCAAGGATATCTACCGTCACTTGACCAGACTCGACCATTTTCATGACTTCTTGACGGGTCTTGCCTGTAATCTCACCTATTCTTGTGTAAACAGGTATCTGAGCATTTGCAAATTGAATTGCCTCTTGGCCCATTAGCCTGCCTTTTGCAACAGCATCTGTATATGCTTTTGCAATGCCTCTCATCCGTGTCGGATCGCCTTCGCTCAATATAGAAATGGTTGTAGCAAGCGATTCGATTTCACCTGAAGCAACGCCCATAGTCAAAAGCGTGTTTGCAAGGTATCTCATTTGATCGGCAGACACGCCAGCCTTCACCGCAAGCTTCTCCATTTGTTCCGCAAGAAGCTCTGCTTGTTCACCACTACCTCCGAGCCGATACTTGAGATTCAGAAGCGAGACTCTGAATCGCTCAGCTTCCGCCATAGAGTTTTTGATAGCTTTCCCGGCTAAAACAATGCTCCCTACACCTATGAGCCATTTTGCGCCCATCGCACCTAATGCTCTTGCTAATCCTTGGATAGCTGGAGTCATGCCAGCAGCTTGAGCTAAATTGCCAGCAAACTTTGAAAGACCTCCATTGACCTCATTAAGCTGAACCTTTACGTCAGCAAATGCCCTAGTCAGTCCATCAACGCTGAACCCATAGTTTTTGAAGTTCTTTAGTCGGTCAAGTGATCGCTGAATAGCAGCATCATGCCTTCTTCGCTCTGCATCTTCAGCTTCTTTTCTTTGTCTCTCTTCAAGCTTCTCGCTGTTTCTCTTAACCTTTTCAAGATACTGATGGTTTTTGACCATCTGGTCTATTCGTCGCTTTTCCTCTACCTTTCTGTCATCAGCATCCTTTTTCGCTTGCTTGGCTGCATCCTCTCTAAGTTTGCGGATCTCTTCTTCTTTTTTTGCTTGTTCATCAAGACGTTGCTTTCTTGATCTTGCAATTTCAGCATATCGACGCTCAATCTCCGCACGCCTCTCAGCCTGCTTATTGATTCTCTGTTCTGCCAAAAGCCTTTCGTCGGCAAGCTCCTTGACCCTCTTAGCAGTCTCATTATCCCTATCAAGCCTCTGAAGCTCTTTCCTCTTGGCAATAATCTGGTCGATTTTTGCAAGAACTATGTCAAGAGCTTGTTGCTGATCGGCTGGGAGTGGCCCGCCTGTGCCTTGGATTTTCTTTGCCAAGGAGAGATATTGTTGAAGCTCAGCCTGAAGCGATTGATATGGAGTAATCGTATCCTTAGCAGCTTTGCTAAGTAGTCTCTGCTGAGACATGACAAGCATTGCACCCTCGGAGAATCCCTTTGGGTTAAGTATTACTTCGTAATACAACGCCCCGACTCGGTTTCCTGCCATCTGCTAATTGCTCCAAGTGTTTATAGAGTGTATCGCCACTGAGCTTTGCCTTAGACTTTCCAGATGCTTTCTCATAAGCCTCTCGCTCACGCTCATTTTTGTGCAAGCGAAATCCTATCCACCAGTCAAGTAAGACTGGGCATGTGTTCATCCAAGTTATAGGGTCGTCAATCCCAAGGTCTTGGCAGATCAAAAACGCCCAAGACAGCCTGTGGTTGCTGTCGAAGTGGGCCGCTATTTTTTCGATCCGCCGAGGATCTTTCCCTCGCGTTCAACAACCCACTTTTCTATAGAGTTGATCACGATGTCGAGCTTTAGTGCATCAAGATCCATAAGTTCCTTGATGTCAGACTCGGCAAAAAGAGAATTACCTTCTTCGTCGCAAAGGTGGTCAACAATAGTAAAGATGCGAGCTTTTCTTATCGCATCTTTAGATATTTCACCATCCTTGCCATAAATAGAGGCAAGACGCCTTGAACGCTGAAACTCAGAAACAGGTTTGACCCACATATCTTGGCCAAAAACCTTTTCCTTGAGCTTCTCTGGTTTGCTACAGACTAGCTCATCCAATAATTGCTTCTTCGTCAAGCTCATCGCTGTCATCCTTGATTAGCAGTTCTTCGGGTAGCAGAGGTGGCTCAATCGAAGAAACATTTTCTCGATCTAAAATCTTAGCCACTTCGCCTTCAATCCATTTAGCAGCCACTTCGTCGATCTTTTGAAAGAAGATAATCTTGCTATCTTCTTTCCATCCAATCAGACCGACTTTCTGACGCTCATCGCCTTCACAAACAAATATAAAATACTGTTCGTGTACGACTTCTTTTTTTGTTGCTAAATGAATACCTACATGTGCTTCAAGTTCAACACTTTGAGACATAACTATCTCCTTGGTGGTGGTGGTGGATTAAGCTGTTAAGAAATAGTAGGGCCAGTGTAACCGTCGAAAACAAAAGTTATGGTGTTTTCCATAAGACCGTTGACTTCCAACGAACCGCCTGACGCTGAACTGATAAAGCCACTTCCGGCAATTGTGAAACCGGTATGGGTTCCGTTTGAAAGGGCACCTGGTG